AGCCTGTTGGCCCAAAATGTCAGCCGTCTCGGTCAACACTGGGTCAAGCGTGGTCATTCGTAGATAGTCAGTCAAGGTTACGAAATCGCCGTACTGTGCAATCGTACCAGTCACGTCGGTGACTGAAAGCTGTGAGCCGGTAGGCGTAACGCCCTCGGTCAGAGCAGTCGTGTTCGCTGAAAGCAGCGAGTACCGACGGAACTTTATCACACCACTATTATTTTTGGGTATGTCCTTAACCTGCGCATAGCGAGTATGCAGCAAGAGAGGACGAGCCGCCTTCAACATTGTTCTGTTGTAGAAGTTATTAACGGCAGCAGATACCTGCGTAGTAGTATTTATCATGATTCGTCATTTTTTGTATAGGGTTCGCGACAACCCTAGGCGGATACATTGCTGGCTTTAGACAAACTTGCCTGTTCGTGCTTTGTGTTCCAACTTCTCAAACTCTTCGTCAGACATGTCCTCAATCTCTTCTGCCGTAGGCAGATCGCCTGTTGGTCTTTCCGAAGGTCGAGAAGTAGAGCCAGCACCGCTCATTTGTTTTGCTTCGAGGTCGGCAGCTTCTTTTTCTCTAGCGCCAGTGCTCTTAGCATTTTCAAATGATAAAGCTTTATAAATAAAGCTAGGCGGTACACCCCGATAGTTGTCATGCTTCATGTAGGCTCGGATAGTTTTTTCATAAGACTTCGCGCCCGGTTCCTTCGTGAATAAGTCTTGCAATTCTTCTTCGTCAGCTCGGGTCACAAGACTGTCAATTAAAGGCGCTACTTGTCTTTGAATCTCCTTTTGAACTGCTCCCAGACTTTCGTCTGTTAGACTCTCATCCTCATCCTCTTCTACATCTTCCTCGCTTACCTTAGAACGCAGTTTTTCAATTGTACGTTTCTGTCGAGCGATAATTTGAGAAGCACTACTACGAACAGGAATGTCAGGACTATCGGTATCCTCATACTCCTGCTCCCCCTTAGCTTCTTCGTCGGCGTCAGCTTCGGCTTCAGCTTCGGCTTCAGCTTCTTCCCCCTGCCCCTCTTCGACGTTTTTCTCACTCTCGGCGTCAGCTTTGTCGGCTTCGGCTTGGAGTTTTTTACCCTCCTCCTCGATAGCCTCATCGCTTTCGTCGGGTACTTGTTCGTCTGCCATATTTTTAAGTTACTCGGCATTAGTGAAATGACGAAAAAACACTTTAGCCGGCTAGCGAGTCGCGACATGGACTCGGAATTGCAGAAGCGAGGGGGGACGCTTCTACAAATCTGAATTCGTGTCAGTAGGCTTTTCGTAAGGATCAAAGTCTGGTGCTGTTTGATCAGGATTCTCTAAGTAAACTATAAGGATTTCTGGCAGCTCTTTCAACTTCTTTAAGTCTTTTTTACGTCCTTTCAATATCTCGGCCATGACTTTGTACTTATCCGGGGCCAAGCCAGTTATACCATCACCATCTAACTCCGACTGGATATGCTCAATGCTATCGTCTAGCGCTTGGGTTAAAATATGCCAGAACTCTGTTTGCTGGCCTTGCCGCAGCACTTCTTGGATAGACTCTCTGTCTTTTGGATTATCTAATTTCATTGTGTTGGCGAAGTCGGATTAGGCAAGCCCACCCCAGCCCGTTGATCTGTTACCGGCTCAAACTGATTAGTATTTTCCGGCAACTGCTGCTGCTGTTCTTCTATCGGACCAAACAGCTCCGGTCTAGCGCGCCTGATAAGCGCCAACTCCTGATGAGCGCGGATATGTCCCCTGGACTCGGGAGTGTCATTAGCCTTAGCATGGATACGAATGTGAGTTTGATGATCGTCATGCACACTGATAGTCGGTATCTTATCGTCAGCCAATAGCTCATTCTCACGCTCGGCTTGCAGTTCGTCTATAGTCTTGGGATGAAACATCTCCAGCTCTTCTTTAGTCAAACCATTAAGTTTGCCTAAATGCCTCTCAATCATGCGCCGGTCGTTGTCAGGATTCTGAATAGCCACACTGGCATATATCGCAAAACCTTGCTGCTGTCTGATTCTTTTGGCTTCGCTTATAACCTTTGATTCGATACGAACATCAGGATCAATCTGGCTGATTACATTGTCCCGTTTCAGTTTACGCCATGCCGGAGCCAACGGCCCTCTAATTCTAACCACCTTCTCGTCAATCTTGTTCTTCAAATGAAGCTTGTGCTGCCTGTACCACTGGCGCCAGTAAGCTCTTTCGCTCCACCCAAATACTTTCGCGCTTAACGAGTAACGGGTATCAACCTTGCTTGACACCAAGTTTATCTCACCCAGCGTCCGGCGCTCCTCTGACTGTATACCCTGCTGTATATCAGGCGTAGCCAATGCCCGCTGTGAAGCTGTATCCAGTATGTCCATAATGACATTGACATGCTGGTGAACAGTCGCCTTATTAACCGGCCTCATGGTCTCGTCACCCACTCGGCCATCCACGCCAATAAACTTATCATGCTTCCAGTTCAAGTCGTTCTTGTTCTTAATCTTGGTTTGGTCAAACAAGTATTGCGGCATAGCTTCACTTTTGGCCGACTTCAAGCCAAGATTAAGCAATAACGCTCTAGCTCTCTGTTTATCTTCTGTCAGGTCAGGAATACTCACACCATCCCAGTCATGGCTCATTGGATAGATAGTCCTGTCTGTAATCGGCCAATTGCCGGAGTATTTATCAACGTCTATTAATCTTACCAGTGTGTTTCTTTGATTGCCGAGAGTCACCAAATACTTACGGCCTTTGATATGAGTAAACCAGTTAAGCAATTGAAACTCATAATTCTCATACTTGCCTAGTGCCTCCTCTTGCGCGTAAAAACTATCTCTGCTTTGAGCGTCGTTTCTTGCCTCACTAGCCTCATCCATTAGTGAGCGGCGTACTTCCCTGTCCTTGCGCAGAGACTTGATATTGAAATATCCCGGGCTATTCTTTAATTCGTAATAAGTCGCTCCGGTCATAAAACCGCCAAATCTCAACGCGCCTTTATGTCCTTTGCCAGTGCCGTTAACACTTGTCGCTTTCGGATCGCGGATGAATACTGTCGGATCTATAATCTCTGGAGCCGGAGCCATTATTCCCTTAGTCCTATCAAAGTCCATCTGTAACACCAACCCACGTCCGAAGAAACAAGCATCCCAGTCCCAGTAATAATCCATCTCGGCTTTACCCATCACATCGTAGTCATGAGTAGCCATAGCATTGAGATTGTCCTCAACCTCTTCGTCACCCTCTTCCCGGCCTTCCCAAGTGTGTATCAACTCATCGTCATAGAGTGAGGCCAGAATAGTATTAAAAACTGTAAACATTAACGGATCACCCACTGCTGACTGTACTCGGCGCTGATTATTGTAAAGTTTTAGTCTGGCTAATTGGGTGGATCGTTTGTTTTCATTAAACTTGAAAGCTAGATCGTACTCGTTGCTTATCTGCCGGACAAGCTGCTTTTGGGTATCTTCGTCAATTACTTCCTTAACAATTTTATCATCCCTGACAATATTACGCTCAATCTCGGAGTAAGCCGCCTTAAGCTTTTTGTTAGCTATCTTCGCTTTTGCTTCAGACATATTTGTTTGGTTTATCTTTTACAATTTTTCTGTACCTATCATACAACTTTTTATGTTCTTGCGCTACACTACCAGTTTTATCACCGCTCAACTCATCAAGACTAGCCATCGCTCCTTGCAGCATAGACTCCTCTACGCTGTCCAGTGAATCGCTGTCAAACAGCTTCCACTTGTTGAATGGCAGCATCAGCCATCTCCACCACGGAGGCCAAGCGTAAGCATACTGCATATAGAAATGTCCGCCCCAGTGAAAGAAGTATTGAAACATGAGCCAGTGGTGAAGAACGTAAATCCTGCTGTCTTGGTAGTCCATTGTGCGGATTAGCTTCATGGTTACTCATAAGGGTCTAAGTCCCTCTCCTCCGCGACTAAATCAGGAGCGGGAGCACCTTGATGTAAAGTATACGGCACAAATACCGGCTCTGACAATAACAAACGATGAAGGTTCTCAACTTGATGATCATCCTTATCTCGCGGCTTGGGATGAGGCTTTTTATCATCCTTGCCTGATCCCTTCCATTCCTGCCAGACATACTCATCCAGTTGTTTGATAGCTATTTGGCAAGTATCAAAAACATACAACTCCGGCGACCTTACGAGTTTGCCATTCACCAACTCATAATCCAAGGCATCGTTGGTTCTCTTTATGCCAGCCATTAAATCCTTAGCGCCTCTCACATAGTCCTCGCCCAAGTCATACAACTGTTTCGCGACACTCGGCTCCTCATTATGCTTATCATCTATGTTAGCCGCTGGGTCTATAATCCTTCCTTCAATCCTATAATTCATCTCCGCTTCATGGGCTTTCATCCGGGCGTAAAGCTCTTTGATATGTCCGTCACCCAGCAATTCAGAGGTAATAAACTTTGCGCGCTTTCTGTCTACTGCCAAATACAACACATGATCGGCCACTCTAGGATGAGGGTCTATGGCTTTGTAAATCGTATAATCTCTCATCGTAATCGGAAACGGCTTGATAACATGAATCTTCCGGCTGAATTGCTTATGCACCCGGCCTATCAAATGACCAAACTTCCCGAAAGCACGAGCCTCCTTCTCTTCATCAGTCATGGCATCCACCATTCTTTTTATGTTCGCGTGTTCAAGTATTCCCCGCTCGCCATGTATCTTACAGTTGTCTTCCACTTCTGCCTCCACATAGTCAGCGTAGCCTTCTGTAACCGCGTCATCCATCCAGTCCTTAATCCAAGCCGAGTAAGTGAGCGGAGTGAACGTCCAAAATACCACCATGCCAAGCCTGCCTCTTGCCAGCGTCGCCATAAACTTATCCTTTGGCATTGGCTCGTCAATCCAAACGAACGATAAATCAGCAGATTCAAACTCCTTCGTTGCCTGTTCTGTTGACATGATGTCAATAGTCCAGCCAGTGCGTGTCTGAATCTTGCAAACATAATTCTTACCCTCCTTGCTCTGCTCGAAATTAGCCTCGGGGATATTCTTTGCCTCGTTAGCCGGAAACCATTTCTCCAGCTCGGGGATTATCTTTTCCTTGATGGTTGTCGGGTCAGATATAATTCTCCCTGTTTTCCCGTACGGCCAGTTGTGGAATAGTGGAGAGTTGAACCATTTGTTTTGAACACCGAAACAGATATTGGTGATGATATTGGCCCCGGCTGCCGACTTCCCAACTCCGTTCGCTGCCACGAACATAGAAACAAACTTTGCCCCCTCTCCCACCAGTCTGATGAATTGAGCGGCTTTGCCGTTCGGTGTGTAAGTAAGCGCCTGATTGTATTCAACAACTTCACGTCTCTCTTCAAACAGTTCCCGCAATTTCGCTAATTGTTTTGGAGATCTCTTCGTCAATCTCATCAAGAGTTCTTCGCTCGGTAATCTCGTGTTTATGCTCTTCTGGCGCATACTTTGACTTTAACTTAAAAGCGTGGGTTAAGCCAGCGTCAGTCGCGCGCCACTCCTTATGATTAATCAAACCGTCAACTTTCTTGGCCAGCTTCTCGTCAGGCAGATATTTTTCCAATAATCTGTTCCACGCGTCAGTTTCTTTAAGCCGAGTAGAGGCTCTAGCATAGCTTGGAGAATAGCCAGCTTCAAGCATGGCCTGCTCCATAGTCATTCCCTGCCTTACATCAGCTGATATCTTTTTTAATACCACCTTATGGCGAGGCAGTATCATCTTTTTTCTTGACTCTGCCATGCGGGCGGATAAGGAATCGAACCTCTCCGTCCGTGTCGGCCCGTGCCTGTTGCACAGCTACTTCCCTTTCGGGCAGTCGCGGTAGTCGAACAACATTATGGCACTCGACCGGGGCCGGTATTAATAATATAACACAATTTAATACCAGCCGTTAGCTTTTTTGAATCTTAACGCATTTTGCGACGTGCCATATCGCTCTCTAACATAATCAAGGTACATTATCACCTGTTCACGGTCGGAAAGCGTTCCTGGGTTAATCTGACGCTTCCTAGCATACACTCTGCGCGTGTTCTCTAGTCCCTGCCATATCCCAAAAGCTGTACTTTCAGGATTTTTGGCGTCCGTGCGCAGTCCGCTCTCCGACCGTAACAATTCCAAGTCTGATTCAGTCAGGCCAAGCTCCACCACCGTCCCGGCAGTCAAATACCTATGATCTACCGCAGGGGCTGGGCTTTTAACTCCTTAACCTTGCCTTCCTGCAAGCTAAGTTCAGCCTGCAGCTGCTCAATCTCAACACTGAGCTTGTCCAGGGTTTCGTCCAGCTTCTTCAAATCCTTTTCGGTGATTTCAACGCTGGAAACAATATTGGATTTTTCCAGTAGTGCAGCCTTGGCCAGATCTTCACGGCCCTTGGAAAGAGCCAGTTCTGCCCTGGCCCCCCAGTCCGCTGCATGCTTTCTGAGTTTCTCCGCGCGACGGGACAGGGATTTCTTCTCAGCGATGACCTTGGCCGTGCCGCTGCGCACTTCCACCAGGGTCTCCTCCATCTCCTGGATAACCATGCGAATCAACTTCTCGGGATTCTCAGCCTTATCCAGCAGGGCGCTGATATTGGAGTTAATAATGTCTGATAGCCTATTAAATATGCTCATTGCTGATACCTCTATGTAGCCATTGGTACTTACCGCCAACCTTGACTGCTTCAGCAAATTCGGTTGGTTTGATTAATTATGAGCAGGTAGCGTGCCAACTATTTGTTTACTATAACTTGTTGATATTGTTATAAATAATGCCAAAGCCTACAGCGAGTCTGGGGGTGCAATAGCTAAATAACTTAACAAATGGTAATTTTCACTAACGAAGACTCCCAAAAACTTGAAATTCAGGGCAGGACCCCAAGCTATTCAATAATCGGGCCAACAGTATCAGTCACTTACTGATTTATTTATTATGGATGATCAACCCTCTCCACCCCGCATGATCGGCGAATCTGCCAGCTTCCTGGAGATGCAGGAGCATATTTCCATTGTCGCCCCGCTCAATAAGCCGGTGCTGATTGTCGGGGAGCGAGGCACGGGTAAGGAACTGGTCGCAGCCAGGCTGCACTTTCTGTCGCGCCGATGGGAGCAGGCCTTCCTGAAGATCAACTCTTTGGATATTATTCTACTGAAGAAGAAGGTAAGGTAATCTATTTATTCCCCTCGCATAAAACGCTAAGGTATAGTATCCCTTTTAGAGAACCACAGGAAACAATAGAGTTTCTCAGGAATTCTGCTACAGAGAAGGGAGATCATATAGTTGTTTATGGAGATGATGGCGAGAAATTTGGTCTTTGGCCCGAGACATATGATTGGGTATACAGGCGAAAATGGCTTGAACGGTTCTTTGATGCATTAAGCAATGAATCCTCGTGGATTAAGCTTACAACACCTGGAGAAATTTTAAATAAAGTAAGACCCTTGGGAAGGGTATACTTACCAACAGCCTCCTATGACGAAATGATGGGTTGGGCCTATCCTACTGAAACAGGACTCCTGTTCGAAGATGTGCTTAAAGAGGTAAAGCAGAGTGGTAAAGAGAATACTTACGGACAATTTATAAAAGGCGGTTTCTGGAGAAATTTTTTCAAGAAATATCTTAA